TTTCCAGGGGCTATTGCTTATGTTTGTGGCTATGTTCGAAAGAAGATAGCTCTTCAATATATTATTTATAGGGATAGGGATTTACCCTTCCCGTTTCAGCTTCAGTCTCAAGGTCTTGGCCTTCGTTGGGCTTTGGATAACAAAGACCTTCTTATTGCCAACGGTCTTACTTATCAAGGCAAGTCTTTAGGGCTTCCTCGGTATTACATAGATAAGCTAGATTTATCGTGCGATTCTTACTATTCCGATTTGGTTGCCCGTCTTGACGATTATGATAAGGATTTACTTGACCGTGGCTTTACTACTGACGATTTTTATCGTCTTAATGTTGAAGCTGGTATTCAGCGGGGTATTAATGCTCGCGGTAAGGAAGCGCTCTCGGGGCGCTGACGTTTTATAGGCCTCCCCCCTGCGAAGGGGGGTAGGCCGTTACGGGGGTCGTTTTAAGACGATCCCCGTTTTTACTTAACATATGTTAAGTTATTTATATTAAAAAAAAGAAAATATTTTCTTTTTTTGCTTGCATTTTTCTTTTTATATGCTACTACTGTATTATTCAGTATTTAGGAGGCGTTATGAGTGCCAAGTCAGCTAAGGCTATTGCCGAAAAGTGGACTATTGAACAATGCCAGAGTTTTTTGAAAGAAAACCCTAAATGGTATTGTCCGGAAAAGCATGCTATCGAAGCAGTTTTAAGGAGAAAAATTAAGGAGGCGGGAAAATGATTCCATTTCCACAGACTGCTTTACTGACTAATTTTGGACGTAATTCTTGTTATATATTTGCTTTGGCACGTGCTGTTGAGATCCTTACTGGCAAGGATCTTCTTGCCTCGGACGTGTTGCGAGTTGCTTTAAAGACTCGCAATGTCTCTTCAAATGCGTTCGTTTATGACGCTGGGAGTTTTTGCGATGAAATCGCATCCTTGGTACTGGGAGACTCTAAATATGCTTTTACAGTCTCTAAAGAGTTGCAACCGTCCATTATGTCGAATGTTTGTAATATTCAGCATTGGGTACTTAGTAGCAACAGTTATTCTGCTCATCATTTTAAATTAGATAGCTGGGATTCTGTTCAGTTTATGACTCAGGCTGAAAAGCTTGGGTCTATTGTTGACTACAGGGTTGTGACTCTGTTGCAAGGAGCTGACGAAAGACAGCTTGAACTATTCTGACGCTATATCTCTCTTGTTATATTATAGCGTAGTGACACGTTAGTGTCGCTTATCTCCCTTTTTAGGGGGTTAGGGGGTATTTCTATGGAATTTGATTGGGCTTTGGCGGCTCAGCTTGTTACTGCCTTCGTTGCAGCTACTTTCGGCTTTATTAAGGCTGGAAGCGCATTGTTTAAGTTTTTCGGGAAAAAGTAAGGATGAGGGGCTTCGCGCCCCTCTATAGCCCATTTTAGGCCCGCCTAGGGCCATTTCCGCCGTAGGTCGGCGGATAGAGAGGAATATTTATGGCTTCTAAGAAGATGTATACTATTTATGATAAGGTTGCTATGGAGGCTGGTCCGATTATGGTTTTTAATAATGACGAACAGGCTATGCGTGCCTATCCTCTCGCTTTTAAGAATCAGGACAATGCTTCATATACTGATTTTATGTTATGCCATATCGGTGAAATTGATATGGAGTTGATGACGGTTTCTCGTGTTGAGGTTCCTCGTGATATTACTCCCACTATGTCGGAGGTGTAAATGCGTGTTTTAACTGCTAATAATAAACAGCCTATTGTGAGGAAGATGAATCCTGGGTATACCAAGTTTGATTTGTCTCATTCCCACAAGCTTTCTGGTGATATGGGTATATTATACCCTATTCTTTGTATGCCTGCACTTCCTGGTGGTAGATATAAATTAGGTGTTGAGGGTGTTATACGTATTATGCCCATGGTTGCTTCTCCCCTTCATGAGGTTTGGGCTACTATAGATTACTACATGGCCCCCATTCGTATTTTGGATTCTACGTTTGAAGATTTTTTGTCTGGAGGTGAAGATGGTCTCGATACGACTAGTCCTCCTCGTTGGACTCCTTCTAATATTGGCAAAACTGCTCCAGGTACTCTTTGGGATAACTTGGGTTTTCCTACGGATGTCCTACCGAGTCTTAATCCTGTTGATTGGCCTAAGCGTGCTTATAATGCTATTTGGAATTGGCATATTAGGAATTTGAATTTACAAGATGAAATTGATATTGAGGATAATGAAGATCTTCTTTATGCCAACTGGGAGAGCGATTATTTTACTGCGCAACTCCCATGGCCACAGCGCGGCGTTGCTCCTGCTCTACCTGTTACTGGCTCCACAAAATGGGAAGCTGCTGACTTTTATCAATCTTCAGTTGGTGCCGCGATGGGATTTTCTACTTCCGTTGAAGAGAGGGCCCAGATTAATGGTGGTGCTACTCCGCTAGCTAATGCACTGGCGCATTTTAATGATAATGCTCTTGATGCTACTACTTTTGATATTGCCGATCTTCGCGAGGCTATGCTGATTCAGCGATTCTTAGAAATCAATGCTCGATCTGGCGCCCATTTTAATGATTTTCTTCGAGGCCAGTTTGATGTTGCTCCAATTGATAAGACTCTTCAACAGCCTGAATTTATTGGCCGTGTTTCTCTCCCTGTAATGATGGACGAAGTCGTCCAGACCTCTGTTTCTGCAGGTACCCCTCAAGGCAATATTGCTGGTAAGGGTGTTGCTGTTGGTTCTAATTTTGCCGGTTCTATTCGTTGTGATGAGCCCGGAATTATTATCGGGCTTATGACTATACGGCCAAAGCCTGCGTATCAGCAGGGTATTTATAGGCCGTGGCTTATTGAGTCTAAGTATGATTATCCTTTTCCTGTATTTGCTAATTTGTCCGAGCAGCTTACTAAGGTAGGCGAATTGTATGTTGATGGTACTCTTGATTCCGCTGATTTTGGATATACTGGCCGTTATGATGAGTATCGCATTATGCATGATTCTGTACACGGTCTTATGAAAACTACTGTCGCGGGTTTTGCTCATTGGCATATGGGCCGTATTTTTTCTAGTCAGCCTGCTCTTAATGGTGATTTTGTGAAGTGTGATTGTTCGTCTATAAAATCACGTATCATGGCCGTTCCGTCTCAACCAACTTTTGTTGCTAATATTGGTAACAAGATCGAAGCTTCTCTCCCGCTTCCTCTTTTTGCTAATCCTAGCCTTATGGAAAGGATATAGTATGAAGCTTATTTTTAATTCTATGGATCTTAATCCGGATTCTTTTTTTGAGTCTCCTAACCATACTAGGCTTATTGAGACTACTGGTTATGAGAAGATTGGGAAAACTGTTGATCGTCTTATGAACGCTGGTCTTAATCTGTATCTTGCAAATCGCAATGGCGATTATCAGGAAACTAATCAAGATATTCTTGAAGAAATGGCTCCAGCCCAGTCTAAGTATTTTGACGCTAAGGATGTTGCTATGCGTTTACGCGAAATTCAAAAGCGTATGAAGCGTAAAGTTAACGCTCAAGTTGTTGAACCGGATGAAAAAATTACTCTTACGGATGTTGAGCCCGTGGCTAAGCCGGAGGTATAGTATGGGTATATTTGACGGTATTTTTGGAACTGGAATTTCAACTCTTGGCAATCTTATATCAACCGGTTTAACTAATCGGCAGAATGCGCAGCTTACTCGTGAATCATGGGCACGCGATGATACTGCCGTTCAGCGTCGTACGGCCGATTTAGAAAAAGCTGGAATTAATCCTTTATTGGCCGCCGGACAGGCGGCTACTTCTTCTTCTCCTATTCCTATGAAAGCTCCTGAAATAGGAGACTTCGGCGCCTCTTTAATTGCTGGTAAACAGGCTGATTCTCAAGCTAGACAGGTTAATCATTCTATCGAAATTGGTAACAAGAGTCTGGATAATGCAACTAAAGTTGCAAATGCTCAAGTTTTAGAAACAATTGCTAAAACTGCTCTTACTACCGAGATGATTAATCAAGCTAAGCATAATTCTGCTATTGCTGTTTCGCGCAAGCGTCCTGTTGGTGAGCGTCCTAATGAATGGGAGGTTTGGGCGCCCGAATTGTCATCTATTGTCAAGGATGCTCTTAAGGATTTAGCCGAAAAGGCTACTTTAGGTACTAAGCCGGGTTTATTTGATATTCCTAAAAAGCCTGAAAAGCCCAAAGGCTTTATGGGATTTGGTGAAGATGGAGGTACTACTCCGCCCAAGCCAAAGTTTGATGCTAAGGGGAATGTTCGTGGTATGTAGTAATCCGATTACGCTCCAGTCTAAGACTGGGGCAGAGTATCGGGTTGCTTGCGGAAAATGTTTGTGCTGCAGGGCGGCTAAGTCTAAGCAATGGACTATCCGCCTTAAGCACGAGCAAGCTTATTGGGATCGTGAAGGGTTTTTAACTCTTACTTATGATGATGATCACTTGCCGGACGGAGGCCGGCTGGTTAAACGTGATCTTGTCAAATTTTTTAAGCGGTTGCGTAGGCTCATTGAGCCTCGTAAAATCCGCTATTTTGCATGTGGTGAGTATGGGTCGCAGACCTTTAGACCTCACTATCATGCTATTATTTTTGGTTTAGATTCCCGAGATTTGCCCATTATTGCGAAAGCATGGGGCCTCAGTGATCGTATTTCTATAGACCCAGTTTTTCCAGGGGCTATTGCTTATGTTTGTGGCTATGTTCGAAAGAAGATAGCTCTTC